ATTCCTAAGAAAGTCAACGCTAATGGAAGAGTAACATATGTTTGAGTGTTACCTGTAGCAGCAGCTAGTTCATAAGCAGTTGCAATGTTAGAAGAAACATAGAATCTTAAATCTGCTTTCTTTCTTTTGATTGAAGCTGGAGCAGCGTTAAGAATTGCAGTCAATTGTGCAATAACGTTTGAAGCAGTAATAGCAACATTTGCAACATCGATAACATCACCATCAGCTAACAACTTAACAATGTAACCATCACACAAAGATAAAGTAGGGTCTTCGCTATTTGTGTCACCTTGCCAACGAATCAATTCTAAATCTTCTTGAATCTTCATTGACATCTCATTCCAATAGTAGTTCATGAAAGCTGGAACCGTGAAGTCTCCGTTTGAACCTTGAGCCATTTGCAAAGATAAGAATGACTGCTCTAAATCGAACTGACATAATTGAGCCATTGCTGATAAAGGACAAACAGAAATGTCAATAGCATCTAACAAATCTGTTGGTGCTGAGAAGTTACAAGTAGAAGGTTGTAGAATGTTTCCAAAAGCAACGTTTGCCAATTTCGTTTCTGATTTGATACCAGGCAAAGTTCGGTAGTTGTCTACTAAATCTTCTGTTAAATACGCACGAGAATAGAACTCGTTAGGGTTAGGACATAACAACGCATTCGTCTCAATGTCCAAATTGAATTTTAAATTTCTTTCCATTTTTTTATTGTTTTTTAAATGTTTCTCTGAACGCTGCAAAACGCTCATTTACTGTTAGTTTTTGCATTGCAACTTCTTCTTCTACTTTCACCTCTTCTACAACAGGCATCATGTTTTTTAATTCTGCAATCAACTGCAACACTTCGTTGATTCGCTCATCTAAGATTGGTGTAACGATAGCCAAAACTGCTTCAGCGTCTGCGGTAGCATCAACTGCCATTGCCACTTCTTCTTCTACAACTTCTTCTTCTGTTACTACCTCTCCTTCTGTTTCGGTTGCCATTGCCACTTCTTCCTCTATTACGGTGTCCGTTGCCATTACTTCCTCAACAGGTGCATCTTTAATCTCAACAACTTCTCCGTTTGTTACAACGTAGATTTTGCCTTCAATCAGATGTTCTCCATCAGGTAACTTCATACTATATTTGTTTATTAATTCCGATAACTTGAGACCCAAGAAACCTTCAATACTAAATCCTACTTGCCCTTTTTCTACTAAGGTGTTGTAGTATTCTTTATCTGTCACTTGAGCCGTTAACATAAGCGTCCCTTTTGGCACATCTATTCCATACGAAGTGAATGCTTTGTCTGCTTTTGGATTCTCAACTAGCCATGCTTCAAGAATGTACGCTGGTACTGTTTCAGTAGTGTCATGCTCTAAATTGAAAAGGTTTTTATTGTTTAGGTTCTGCATAAAGTCTGAGAAGATATTTTCAATCTCAGCTTCTGAAAATTGCACGTAGTACTCTTCGCCTTCATCGTTTCTATAGATGTCCATTGGAATCATTGCAGGTGCAACAATTCTCATTTTAGGCTCATCCTTAAACTCAAAAGATTTCGTGCTAGAAAATGCCATACCTTTCACCATGATAGCGGGCTTAGCAGTGAATGCTACTTGTTCAATACCTAAAGCATTACCTTCAGAATACTCCTCATCTATCGTGATTTTATAAGTAGGAATGTCATTTGCCATAACAATAATGAAAAGTAATTGTAAAGTGTTCAAAAATTAGTATATTTGAAAAAAAAATAGTATGGTAGAAATTAGAGGGTATCAAATCAACAACCAAGTTTCGGAGTTGACAATAGACCAATTTGAGAAGGTAAGTAAAATTCTGAACGATGAAGAACTTGATAAGTTTGAAAAATGGGCAGATGTTTTTATCTTACTAGGTGTTCCTATTGATGAAGTGAATGACATGGATTTTGACGAGTTCATACACTACGTGAAAGACTTTAACTCGGTAGAATCAAACACCGATTTAGAAATGATTCAAGAATTTGAGTTGGATGGTTATACCTACCGAGCGTATGAAGATGAGTTCAAGTTGCGTGTTCGTGATTTAAAGATGATTGAGAAAGCAATGGGAAAAGACAATAAAAATTACTTTGCAAAATTGCTATCAATTATTTTTAAACGTACTGATTTAACAAATGCAGAACACTACGAGAATGCACACCTTAAGCACAAAGAAAAATTGTTTAAAGATTTGAATGCTACTATTGTAGTGCCTTACATCGTTGCCGTTTCTCGTAAATTAATTACTCAAAATGAAGTTACCGAAGTCGTGGAGTGATGTCTCAGTAGGTCAGTACATCGAAGTAATAAAATCAATTCAATTAGATTCTAACTTTGAAACTCAGCTTGAACTCTTAGGGGTTCTTGCTGATGTACCTACCGAAGACCTTGAAGATTTAGAACTAGATGAATTTAGCGCGCTGATTGCTAAGATTTCATTTGTCCAATCTGAGCCTAATAAAAGAAATGCACTTAAAATAGGTGACTATCAATTAAAGCCACTTGACAAAATAAAGGTCGAAGAATTTTTAGATTTAGAGTATTACATAACCAAAGACTACATACAAAATCTACCTATTATTTGCGCTATTCTTTACAAGCAAACACGAGTAGATGAATGGAATCATTTAACTTACGAGCCACACGAGTACGATTTAGAAGAACGCTCTAAAGAGTTTCTAGACATATCAATCAATTCTGTATACGGTGTAATTACGTCCTATTTACAATGGCGGGAAAACTTCTTGAATACTTACTCAAATCTATTCGATGAGCCAATTACAGAAGACGAACTAGAAGATGTTTCTCCTGAAGACAGAAAAGAATTAGAAGCCGAAAAGAAGATGTCAAAATGGGCTTGGGAAAAGACAATCTACATCCTAGCAAATGAAGACATAACCAAAATGGAAAAGGTCTTAGGAATGAATATTATCTTTGCCTTTAATATGTTGTCTATGAAAAGAGACACAGAGACTTAAATCTGAACGTTTCTTTCTGGAATCTGAAAGTCTAACTCTTGTTCATCAATCCAATTAAAGTTTACAAATGCAGTAGGATTATTTAAGATTCTAGCCATTTCAAGTAACGGATATTTCTCAAATTGCCATGCAATATACTCTTGAACTACCTCGCCGATAATAGCTTGAACACGTGAAGATGCAAGCCATTTATCTGTGATGTTTTGAGGTGCAATGTAAATAGTACCTTCATCTAAAAAGAAATAATAGTAAAGAACGTTTACCGTTATATTGATTCGATTAAGTTCGTCTCCTGTCATTGCGGAGATTCTGACGCTATCGTATAACGCACCCGTATCAATTAGTCCTAATTTACGAATCTCCTGTTGTAACGCTCGTGCTAATTTGTTACGTGTCGGATATTTTACTTTGAATGTAGCCATTATAGAGATGCTGATTCTTTAATTTTGTTTATGTTGTTTTGCGTGCTTGTTATCTCAGTCTCAGAAACTACCGCAGTAACCGTAATGTTTTGCCCGTTAGGTTGTCCACTAGCGTTAATAGTGTTTGCGTTGCCAGCACTTCCGAACATATTAAATTGCGGAGTAACCGCAGACGCTGATGCACCGCCACCACTAGCACCACCACCACCACCAGAACTTCCACCGCTTGGAGAAGAACCAGGATTTGATAATAATGCTTTTGCCTTAGCGATGTTTGTTACAATCTGAATGATTCCACTAGCATACTGAGCGAGACCAGCAGAGCCAAACGTAACCGCATTTAATGGGTTAGCTTGTGAGTTAGCAACCAATGCAGAAATAGCCGTAGCGGTATCAATTCCTATTTGCACTAATGCCATTGCTTTGTTAATTTTCTCTAGTTTCTTTTGGTCATTAATAAACAACTTTCCTAGTTCCGCAATTCCTTGAACGGTATCTCCAACAAAAGATATTTTAGCATCTCTTAGTTGTTTTTCTTTTTCAATCTCAGCAAGTCTATAACGCTCGTTAATTTCTGCTCGTTTATTTTTCTCCTCTTCAAGTAATACATACATTAAAGCAGCGTTGTCTTTTGCAAGTAATAACTTTGCTTTATAATCTTCTTTCAATTTGGCAAGTTCTTTTTCTTGCTCTGTTCCTAAAGTTTCAAGTGCTAGTTTTTGTTGCTCTGCTAATCGTGCTTTCTCTGTTTCCTCAGCTTTCTTTTTATCTTCAATTACTTTTTCATCATGTGCTTTAAAACTTGCTCTTATTTCATCTGCTTGCTTTTGCCATAATTTTAATTCTTCTATTCGTTGTTGGTCAGCATACAAAGCCACAATTTTAGCCCTCTCCTCTGCTCTATATTTCTCATTCTTTTTTGTGTCTTCAATTAAACGCTGATATTTGACTTTGTTTAACTCCAACTCTTTAGTTATGCCTTCTTCCATCTGTGCAATGGTTAAATCTTGCACTAATCTAGCAGCATCTAATCTGTCTTTTTGATAGGCTTTATTATCGTCTGCTCGTTTTTTATTTTCAGCTTTTAACTCTTGAGTAAGTCGAATCTCTTCCGCTTGTAGTTTGATAGATGTGTCTTCCGCAGTTACCGCTAAATCGTTGAACGACTTTCCGAAGACTGTGTTCTTATCAATCATGTCGGCAGTCATTTTAGTCATCTGTGCGCTTTGCTTTGCATCTGCTAAATACAACTTGTTTTTCTCCATGCGTAGAGCAATAGTAGACTTTCCTTCCGCTTCTAATAACAAAATCTTGTTATCCATCTGATGAGCAACCGCATCAAGAGCTTCTCTTTCAGCTTTCATCGTAGCCAACATTTTATCTGCTCTTTCTTGATTTGCAAAGTTCGTAAGTCCTATAAGGTCTAAAAGAAATTTAATAGCATCAATCAAAGGTTGTAATGCTTGTTTAACTGCGTCAAAGATTTTACCTAACCATCCCATTTTATTGGCAAACCAAATGACCGCAGCAACTATTGCAGTGATAACAATAACAAGCAAGAAAATAGGATTTAAAAGTAATTGAGCTCCAAATGCCATGAACGCTTTACCCAATGTTCCAACTACAGAAACTAGACCTTTCAATTGTTGACCTATTACCTTTGGAGAGATTGACGTAAGCGAAGTGGCAAACATCTTAGATTTCTGCGCTGCTTCTTCAAAGTCCATTGACATCAACGAGTCTTTGATACCAGCAAAGCCATTTGATACTTGTTCGAATTTTGACCCCGTAGCAAATACTTTTACTTGGTCATTAGCATCTTTAAGTTGGTCAGACAAAGCACCCGCTTTTTCAGCAAGGTCTGCCATTTGCTTAGGGTCGGTAGCATTTGCTAACTCACCTTTTAACGCACGCAACTCTGCTTTGATTTGAGCGAGTCCGTTTAACTTTATTGGTATCTCTACGGGATTTGTTGCCATAACTATAATGTCATTT